ACGATCATAGTCATGATTAAAAAGAATTATAGGATTCTTTTCAAAGTTTCTCAATCCACCTTTCTGCCAAGCTTCTGCTGAGATGGAGTCACCAGCGCGATCAAAATCTGCAGTGCTTGCCATTCCACGAATAACGACAGAACCGTCATTATCCACTAAGGACTTAAAGGTAGACGTAAGACTAAAAATTTTATCCATGATCTTACTTATCCGTTTTTACTGCTGATGCAGTCTCAACCTTACTAACTCTGGTGGGCTTAGTTACTAAAGGTCTGGTGGTAACTGCCACTTTAGATACGGTAGTCTGTATGGTAGTGGTAGTTTTTTCAGTTTCCACCTTTGGTGGTGAAACTTTTACTGGAGGCGGTGTTATAAGAGCAAAGAGCTCTGGTTCATTAGTTTTTAACATGCCCACCATAATAGAGTAGTTTCCAAAAATAGTAAGTATATTATTTAATATAATTGGCTTATCTTTAGCGTCGTAGTACTCATTCCTACTTAATACTTTATTCTTTTCTGCAAAATACATACATAAATCGTGTATTGCTTTTTTACGTCTCATAGTTTTTTTAGACATTAGTATTTCCTTCTTGAGGGGAGTCATCGCCCGTTTCATTTTCAACAGGACGGCCTCCCTCACTAGGGTTAGAAGCACTCCCCGCAATATTAGCTGGGACCCTTAAGTCACTATGCCCTTCTAAAACTTCAAAGCCTAGGCGTTCCCTTGCTTCGTTAGGGCTAATAATTCCACCATTTACTAAAGAAGTGTAATATTGTGACTGATCTCGCAACTCTGGTTGTAGTGCGGGTATATCTGTTATATCTTCTATAATGGAATAACCAAAAAATCGTTCTAAAGCTTTATTGGTCTTTCTTACAATAGGAAGAATAGTTTCTAAGTAGTACAACCGCATGTTTGGTCTGATATTAGCATTGTTTCCTGAGTCTAGCAGGATTGGAGGTACTCCTAATGCCTTTAAAATAATCTTTTCATTTTCTGCAATAGCCGATTGAAAGTCTAACTCTTTAAAATTAACATTTGAGATAGTGTCTATCTCAAGACCACCATCAAGAATAAGGGGTCTCCGCCCACCTGCTTCTGGCTTATACCTAGCCGTCCAGGATTGAATCATACGTTCTTTAATTTTTTCTGATAAAGTATTAGGGCTTTTTAATACAAGACCTGGAACGGCACCATTCTTAAAAAAGTTATCTTGAAATTTACGCATAGACATTAGAAGTTGAATAGTACGTAAAGCAGGGCTCAACCTAGGTACGCCTCTATAGATGGAGTAGAAAGAGTTTTCTTTGATGTGTATAATCTCACTCGTACTATAGTTAATTATTTCGTTGAAGGAATAATGGTCAATGTAGGTTGTATCACTAGAATGAATTGTCATCTTAGATGCTGGTAAGTGGTATAAGTGGGCGCCATCAAAGTAAATAAAGATATTACCATCAATTATCATATCCGTAATTAGATTTCTGCGAAAAGTGCTAATGTCTTGAAAAGGATTAGGCTCTACGTTTAACAATAGATCTACCCTACTTCTTTTGATCCCCTTTTTAACACTATTGCCTTTTGTAGGCTCTCCTATAAGTACATCAATTTCTGCACAGTCATCTACTATCATATTTACGGAACGGTTTACAATCTCTAGCTCTTCATAAGCCCTTTCATAGGCATATACAGGCTCTCTAGAGCTGTCTACTTTGTGCTCATAGTAAGGTTGCGCAGGGTTGAGCTTTTCATACAACTCATCTGCACTTAGGTCCTTACTACTAAACGGATTATACCATGCCATGTTTTTCTCGTTGAAGCTCAACCCAGTTCATCTGCTTTTTAGCAGTGCCTAAACTTGGATTTTTACCGTAAAGTGAATGTAATTGTAGATGATGCGTATGGCAGATAGTTACTGTATGTTCATACAATTCTGCTTGCATCTCTTCAATAAACTCGTCTCTCCAAATAACTATATATTCATCAGTATAGTGCTCTGGCCTTATTTTTTGTTTTTCTTTTAGCCACTTTACTAGTAGTGGGCTTAGGCTGTAGAAATGATGAAAGTCTAATTGCTTTTGCTGACCGCATATATAACATTCTGAGCTTTTATTGTATTTCGACTTAGCTCTGTCTCGAATGTATTTTATTTTGTCTCTTTTCAATTCCATTTATTAATACCAGAATTATATCGTGTGGAGGGTATATTGTCAAATACTATTTTTGAGTAGGTGGCACTAAAAACCGCTGTTGCTTGTTTCAAATGAGTAGCAGGCGTACCGCAAAGCGTCTGCCATGTGCGATGCCCTATTATGTTTTGGTTTTTCTCTTACCAAATTGGGGTTTGGGTCCCACTGGTACTGATCAAGAGCGGCTAGGGACTCCAAGCACTTTTGATCCACCATTAAATTATTATTGTCAACAATAGCCGCAACGTGACTAATACCATCTAGTACTGACTTCTTAGCATTGATAGTACTAATATCATAGTTTTGTGCAAAATCAAAACGTGTTTGCTGTGCGGCAGAGTCAATGTAGATATAATCAATATTCCACTTGTCTATTAACCCTCTAATCTCAGCAGCATGTTGATCTGTAGTTTGTTCCGCATTAAGGTACTCATCTAGTAAGAAATACTTTTCCTCATCCCAGTCATAGGCGACTACACAAAAAGCGGTGGGATCTCTAAATCCAACATCTAGTCCTGCGAAAACATCCATCTTAGAAGTGTCTAGCTCGCTAAAGTTACCTACACAAAGTTCATGGTCGAAAGGCCATATCTGACCTTCAAAGGTATTAAAGTCAGCTTCATACTCCTGAGAAAACTCCGCCTCTGACATACTTTTTCTAGCTTCACTAATATCACTCTCAGACATCCGAGGATTATCTTTATAAGTTGCTTTTATAGAAGCCCATTGTGGGAACTCGTCACTAAAGCCCCTATCAAAGAACTCTGCAAACCAATTATTACGGCCTCGTGGAGTAGATATAAAGATTGCTTTTGAGTTTGGTTTATCAAGTGTTGGTCGAAGGGCTACATTGAACGCATCACGACCGTCTGCTAACGCTGCCTCGTCAAATATAATTAAATCGTAACTTCGACCAACACATGAGTCTACCTGGTTCACTGAACCCATGCGGATTGTAGAACCATTAGAAATTTCAATCACTTTATCTTTTGCGTTATCTTTCGTAACCTCTAAGTCAAAGTGCTTGATCAAATTTCTTTGTAAGTCAAAAGAAATTTGAGATAACTGGTAATTTGGCGACATGATTAAGATATTAGACCCCGGCACCAAAGATACTAGTTGTCCAATAACATTAGCGATATAAGTCTTGCCTTGTCGTCTAGAAAGAGCAGCGCAAATAAATCTATATTTAGGATTATTTACTGCATTAATCAAAGCAACCTGAGAAGGAAGAGGCTCAATTCCTAGCAGCTCCAAATAAGGCGCAACTGGAAGTTTAATATATCTACTATCAGAATGATATTCTAGTAGGCTGTCTCCTACTATGTCTAATCTACTTAGTTGTAGCGCCATCTAGGTTTCCAGTTTAAGAATTAAGTACTGCATTAGATACTATTAGTAAATCAAACGAGCATGATATATCGGCATTTGCAGTACCAATAACTCGTACATCTATATCTGTCTTTTCTGTTAATACCACGGGGGAGCTGTAGTTTATAGTATGGTCCATTTGATATAGTACACTTCCACCGACTACTCGGAAAGCTCCTCCAAGAGGGCGGGCAAACATTGATACTTCAGTACTCTGGGCTTTACTTGCTACCATCTGCATAGTGTTTAAAAATCCAGTGCAGCCTCCTGGAATTGTATACAATGACTGTAAGGTTTGACCTCTATCTTCTTTAATAAAAGTAATAGCTACACTATTTGCATTAGTTACAGTAATCTTTCCAACATTAGTTTGAGTTACCATAAAAGCACGATTAACTCTATGCCATATTTTAGTACCTGTTGCTGGAACTACTCCAGTTAAAGTAATTGTTTCTTCTTGGAAATCATAGTTAGAATCTAGGCCCTGTAAAGTAACTGCCGTAACATCACTTCCAGAGGTAGAAACTACAGTAACAACACTTGCAGAAGCGAGGCTAGGCCAAGGATAGAGAATGGTTGCAGCTGCTTCAGCTCCTGTCCATACAGTATTCCAGCCTGATGTAGCAGTTCCCTTTACCATACCAAACTTATGAACAGCACTATAACCTTCTAGTAACCCCGCTGCGATTGGGACGTTTGTAATATTAGTTACGGGTAAAGGGTTTTGTGTAGTCACAGGGCGCCCGTCATTAGTAGCAGACGCTACTATATTTATTCTGTGCGCACCAGAGACTTGTTGGTTAGATACAATTAGTTGGCTATTAGTCTGTGTAGACATTATAAGTCCTTAGAGTACTTGCCATTTATTTGGCTTTGCTAATATTAATCATTTTTTAAATGTACCTATGGACTCTTTTACGTAAAACGCTGATACAATCGCCGCTACAGAAACAAAGTAGGTAGGTGCCATATCTCCGAGAATTCTTGCTGCATTCTCGAGTTGTACTAAGTCTGCTAGGACTACTGCAAGTGGGTACAGGAGCATCCCAAATAGAGCAAACCACGCCATATTACGTTGGGCGTCTCTCATTGCGTCTGCATCTTCTATTTCTCTTCTTTGTGCATCTAAATGTAACTCAAGCTCTATTTTACTGATGTGTCCGTCACAATTAGTATCTGCGTCATGTAGACCATCTACAGTCTTCATTACCACTTTACCTTATCTGCCCAATACGCTGCGGACATCTTACCTTTTGCAATATTCTTTGCGTGACGAGCTTTAAAGGCTGCACGTTTCTTTTTCATTGCGGCAGACTCTCCTGCTTTTGGAGCACCTGCCGTTTTAGCGCCTTGCTGACCAAAGCGGATTGTTTTAATTTTAGTCCCCACTTTAGCTACAACTATATGAGACTTTTTCGCGTGGCCTGGGGTACGCTTTGGTTTATTAAACCCCGCTACGCCTGCTCTTTTTATTCGAGAGTCTTTCTTCCTAACGCTTTTTCTTTTTACTGCCACGTTTTTTCTTCTTTTTGTACCCACT